CGGTTTCTGCTTTTGAAAACTTTATTTAAGGAATTATCATGGCAACATATCAAACCTATACCGCCATTGGTCAACGTGAAGACTTGGCTAATGTAATCTACAACATCTCTCCTACAGATACTCCATTCATGACATCTGTTGGTAAGACTTCTGCTACTGCCGTATACCACGAGTGGCAAAAAGACAGCTTGGCTGCTGTTAACACTTCTAACGCTGTAGTTGAGGGTGCTGCTGCATCTGATGCAACATTGTCACCTACTACTCGTATTGGTAACCGTACTCAAATCTCTGCTAAAACTGTTAAAGTTTCTGGTACTTTGGAAACAGTTAACAAAGCTGGTCGTAAATCTGAGAAAGCATACCAATTGGCTAAGGCTTCTGCCGAAATCAAACGTGACATGGAAGCTATCTTATTAAGCAACCAAGTTGCTGCTGCTGGTGATGCTACAACTGCTCGTACTTTGGGTGGTCTACAAACATGGTTAGCTTCAAACACTTCTAACGGTTCTGGTGGTTCTGCTGGTGCTTCTGGTACTACTGCACGTACTACTGGTACAGACCGTGCTTTCACAGCAACTATCTTGAACACAGTAATCCAATCTGCTTACACAAACGGTGGTTCACCAACTCTATTGATGGTAACTCCAGCTCAAAAAGTAGTTGCATCTACATTTGCCGGTATCGCTACACGTTATAAAGACGTTCCTGGTACTGTTCAAGCAGCTATCATTGGTGCAGCAGACGTTTATGTGTCTGATTTTGGTACTATCTCAATCATTCCTAACCGTTTCATTCCTAACACAGACTCAGATGATGTAGCTTTCTTAGTAGACCCTGAAATGGCTTCAGTAGCTTACCTACGTCCATTCCAAACTAATGAGCTAGCCAAAACTGGTGACGCTGATGTAACTCAACTATTGGTAGAGTACACATTAGAAGTTAAGAACGAAGCAGCACACGGAATTATTGCCGATTTGAGCTGATAGTTAGTTAGATATGTGGGGAGGGGAAACTCTCCCCCATTATGAGGTCTTATGAGCAATATAATATCCAACGGCATTACCAATACGTCATTTGTTGATAACGGTGACGAACTAATCATTGCTAAGAGCCAAGACATTACCGGCATCTTAGAGATGAATAAGCGTGAGTACGCTGCTCAAGACGAACGTAAAAGATGGAGCGAGGATGCATTTGGTAATAAGGTAGCATCTATACCGCTCACAGTTTTCGCAGAATTAGAAAAGCAAGGCATAACACGAGGCTTTGCAGTAATAGACAAGAAAAGATTTAACGCATGGTTAAACGACCCTGATAACAGGGCATTTCGCACAAGGGCAGGGCGCATCTAATGGCATTGACTACATACGCAGAATTACAATCTACAATTGCCAGCTACCTTGCTCGTAGCGATTTAACGGCAATGATTCCTGACTTTATCAGGCTTGCTGAATTGCGCTTGCAACGTGAATTGCGTATTCGTCAAATGCTAAAGGTAGTCACAACAGTTACCGTGGCTGGCGATGCAACGGTAGAGTTACCAACTGACTTCTTGCAGATGCGTGACCTACATCTACAAACAAATCCAACGATGGTACTTGAGTACCTATCACCTAGCGCATTATTTCGTAACGCACGGACTTTTGACTCAGGTCTACCAAAACAATACACGGTATTAGCCGTAGAATTTCAATTTGCACCAGTACCAGATAGTGCTTATACATTGAGTATGCTCTACTATGCTAAACCAGAACAATTAAGTAACACAGTAGCAAGTAATGTATTTTTAACAGTATGTCCAGACTTGTTGCTATACGCTGCACTTGGCGAGGCAGAACCATACATTATGAACGACCAACGCTTACAAACTTGGGCTACATTGTATGACCGTGGATTAAATGCCTTAACCGTATCAGATGACCAAGGCGAATATTCAGGCTCACCAATTTCAATTTCAATAGCAACACGATAAAGGATAATATCATGGCAGAAATGAGTAACTACTTAGAAAATGCTTTAATTAATGTAACGCTACGAGCTACAGCCTACACAGCACCAACAACAGTTTATGTTGGCTTATATACTACAGACCCAACCGATGCTAACACAGGTACAGAAGTATCTGGTGGCTCTTACGCTCGTCAACCTGCTTCATTTGACGCACCATCAAACGGTGCTAGCCTAACAAACGCAGACATATCATTCCCACAGGCAGGTGCATCATGGGGTACTATTGGTTGGATTGGCATACTTGATGCTTCTACTTCAGGTAACTTGCTTTACCATACACCTTTAACTGCATCTAAAACCATTGATACAGGCGATATATTTAAGATAGCAGCAGGTAGCCTTTCTGTAACTTTAGCGTAGGATAAATTATGTCAACCATCGTCACAAGGGCAGGGAAAGGCTCGGCACTCACCCATAATGAGGTTGATGCTAACTTTGTAAACCTAAACACAGACAAATTGCAGTCAGGTGATACTGCTGCTGCCTTAACAATTACATCTGCTACCATCAACGGTGGCACTATCACAGGTACAGCACTTAACGGTACTCTAGGCGCTACAACTCCATCTACCGTTGCTGCTACTACCATTAGTGCTAGTGGGAATTTAGGTATTGGTACAAGTAGTCCTAGCACATACGGTAAATTAGTTGTTGATACCGTTGGGGGAAATGCTGTTGTATTTGGTGATTTAGCTACTCCAGCCAATGAAACAACATTATATTTAAGAAGTACATTAGCAACTATTGCAACTGCTGCTGCTGGGGCATTACGTTTTACAACTGGTAGTGGTGGTACAGAGCGTATGCGTATTGACTCTAGTGGTAACGTAGGTATTGGTAATGCTAGTCCTACCTATACCTTAGATGTAACTAAATCTACTGGTTCAACTGTAATTAGAGCATTAAGTTCAACTGCTGGTTATTCTTCATCTGTAATTACATCTGGAAATGGAATTGGATATTTTGGTACATCCAACGCCTATCCAATGGGTATTCTTGTTAATAATGCTGAAATAGCTCGTTTTGATACATCAGGCAATCTAGGTCTAGGCGTAACCCCTAGTGCTTGGAGTGTTGGTAAAGCTATTGAAGTTGGAGTTGTAGGAAATGCAATTTGGGGGGTTAATGCAAACTCTGTCTATTTATCTCAAAACGCATACTATAATGTTAACTGGAAGTATGCAAACACAACTACTGCTACAAGATACAGTCAAGTTTCAGGAGTGCATTCTTGGGAAACAGCCCCATCAGGCACAGCAGGTAATGCTATTACCTTCACCCAAGCAATGACACTAGATGCTAGTGGTAGATTATTAGTAGGAACTACTACATCAAATGCGGCTTTTGGTGGTAACTTGCAAGTAGAAGGAACTTCAAACGCTTTTGCTAGCCTTGTTCGCTACAGTTCTAGTGCTTCCGGTGCTCCAGGATTGTATTTAGCAAGGTCAAAAAGCGCAACGTTAGGCACAAACACTATTGTTGCTTCTGGTGATGTATTAGGAACGGTTCTTTTCTCTGGAGCTAATGGTACAGGGTATAGCGATGCTGCTTATATTCAAAGCTCTGTTGATGGAACTCCTGGTGCTAGTGCGGATATGCCAGGAAGATTAACATTTGCTACTTCTGGTGACGGCTCAGCTACACCTACAGAACGTATGCGTATTAATTCCTCAGGCAACGTGGGAATTGGTACTGCCTCACCTGACCGTCCGCTAACTATCAACGCAACAGGCACAAACGGCACTCAGTTTCACATCATAAGTGGTTCCGCAGCAGGTTTTCAACTTGAATCTTCCGCAGGTAAGATTTATGAAATTCAATCGAACGCAAGTAGCAACCTGATTGTTTACGACCGCACGGCAGCGGCTACTCGATTAACAATTGACTCATCAGGTAACGTGGGTCTAGGTGTAACTCCTAGTGCTTGGGTTTCATCTTGGAAAGCGATTGATTGGGGTACAAATACTGCTGTTATATCAGGTGGTGGTGCTGGTAATGCAGGCACATATGTAATAAACAATGCGTATTATGATACTACTTTAGGGCTTACATACAAATCTACATTCCAAGCAGCTTATTATCAACAAGTTGCTGGAAAGCATAACTGGTATACAGCCCCATCAGGTACAGCAGGCAACGCTATTACCTTTACCCAAGCAATGACACTAGATGCTAGTGGGAATTTGTTGGTGGGGACTACAAGTTCAGGATATTTATGTAGAGTACAGGCAGTCACAACTGGTAATGCAGATGTATATTTAGCTAAAGTAGATAATATATCAGGAGCGCCTTATGTTGCTTGGTCTGCTACTACATCAGGCAATCCTTATTTTGCATTATTTTTAACAGAAACTTCATATGTTCCAAGAGGCTCAATTACTTATAACCGTGCTGCTGGGCTTACTGCATACAATACAACATCAGATTATAGATTAAAAGAAAATATAGTTGATTTACCAGATGCGCTTGAATCTGTATTAATGCTTAAACCAAGGCAATTTTCTTGGAAAGAAACAGGAAATGTTACTACTGGTTTTATTGCGCATGAGTTAGCAGAAGTTTGTCCTCACGCTGTTTCTGGCGAGAAAGATGCTAACCGTGAAGAAGAATACGAAATCAGTCCAGCTATACCTGCTGTACTAGACGAGGAAGGCAATGAAGTTACACCAGCAGTAGAGGCAGTAATGGGTACTCGCACAGTTCCAGTTTACCAAGGCATAGATACATCATTCTTAGTAGCTACATTAACTGCTGCAATACAAGAACAACAAGCAATGATAGAAGAACTAAAGGCTAAAGTGGCTGCCTTAGAAGCTGCTTAATTAATAGGAGAACATAATGGCTGAAACCAAAAAAACCACCATTACGCTTGACGAAGTAGACTACATTTTTGAAGACATGACACCGCAGCAACAAGCAATGGTCAATCACATATCAGACTTAGACCGCAAGATAGGCACAAGTCAGTTTAACCTAGACCAGCTTAATGTCGGCAAGTCTGCATTTGTAAACTTGCTTAAAGAGTCTTTAACTGCACCTAAAGAGGAATAATATGGAAGCCCTGATAGCGAAAGTAAACGCATTCCTAGCTAAACTATACGTACCATGCAAAGTACCTGCTGATAAGCAAATGCACTTTATTGGTGGTCTAGTCATAGCAGCATTGCTTACACCGTTTATTGGGGCTTACTCTATTGTAGTAGTGGCTATCATTGCGCTACTTAAAGAGATTTATGACTACCTGCATAAAGACATCCACACTCCTGACTTTTGGGACTGGGTGGCTACTGTGCTAGGTGGATTAGTAGGATTTGTTGTAGTAGCTTTATTAGGCTAGTACATGATTAATTATGTTGATTATGATTACTGGATATATGGGTATGCTTATGGCGATATTCGCTATGTAGATGGCTCTGCCGACATAACCGGATTAGCAACGGTAACTGCTAACGGTGTCGCAATATATTCTGGTGAAGGAATAATCACAGCAACCGCTACAGTTAGCGCAGTTGCATACAAAATAACATACACATCTGCAATAGTAGATGCAAATGCAAGCGTAAGTGCCACAGGAACACGCATTAGGACAGCCGTAGCAAGCGTAAATGCTTATGCTGATGTCAATGCTCAGGCAATAAGAATTAGAACGGCAGAGGGCTTTATAACTTGTACTGCTACTGTAACGGCATTAGGCGGTGTAGAGTACTTTGGTAATGCAGATATTCTTGCTACAGCAAATTTAACTGCTACTGGTTATCGTGAAAGAGAAGGTCAGGCAGACATAGTAGGAACTGCTACTGTTACTGCTTATGGAAATAGGATTCAGTCATCTGCTGGTTATATTCTTTGTAATGCGGATGTAGTAGCAAATGGTGTAGCGATATATAATGCTAGTGGCAGCATCGTAGGTTATGCTAGCATTGTTGCAGATGGTCATATACTTGGTGAAGGTTGGATTGATGCACCGGAAAGTGAAAATACATGGTCAAACGCAGAAGTATCAACAAATAGCTGGGTTGCAGCATCAACATCAACAAATATTTGGACTAGAGCAGACAACCAATTATACGTTGAACTGGATTACGTTTTAGTAGGATATGTAGAAGACCGAGCAAATTACTGGATTCAACCAACAGCATCAACAAATACATGGTACGTTAAAGGATAGATTATGGCAAAAAATAAGATTAGTGAGTGGAGCGCAACGGCAGCAAATAATACAGACGTAGGTGGCATAGATATTGCTGAAGGATGTGCGCCATCTGGTATTAATAACGCTATCCGTGAGATGATGGCTCAGATTAAAGACCAGCAAACAGGTACAGACGCAGATAACTTTACTGTAGGCGGTAATCTTATTGTAAACGGTACGGCAGCATTTACATCATTGTCATTGACTGGCAATACGGTAATTGGTGATGCAGCAGGTGATACCTTAACAGTAAATGCCACACCAACATTTAACGTAGTAATACCTGTGGCTTCTGGTGGTACTGGCACAAATGCAACACCAACAGGAACAGGAGCTTATGTTCGTGCAGTAAGTCCATCATTGACTACACCTGCTTTAGATACTCCAAGTTCCGGTACTTTAACTAACTGTACTTCAGCAACTCAGACAGCAGGTACAAACAATACTACTTTAGCAACAACAGCATTTGTTCAAGCTGCCTTGCAAATCATGTTCCCAGTAGGCTGTATATACACAACTACAGTTTCTACTAATCCTAATACATTATTTGGATTTGGTACATGGGTAGCATTTGGTGCAGGTCGTGTTTTAATTGGTAATGGCGGTGGCTTTACTGCCGGTGCTACAGGTGGTAGTGCAGACGCAGTTGCGGTTAGTCATAGCCATACAGCTACTTCTAGCTCTAGCTCAAGCGTAACAGATTCTGGGCATACTCATAATTACTTAAAAACAACTCGTCAAGGTGCTTCTGGTCCATTAGAAAATGGTGGTGAGTGGGATGCTGTGCAATCTACAGTAGCATCAGCAAGTGCTACTACTGGCATATCTGTAAGCACATCAACATCAACAACCGTTGCATCTGCTGGTGTATCAGGTACTAATGCAAACTTACAACCGTACGTTGTCGTTTATATGTGGAATCGGACTGCTTAATGGCTACTCAACGCATAGCATTTACAGAGTGGACACCAGATTTAGCCGGTGTTGCTGAAAACTTGTCTGTTGCAAAGAACGTAGTGCCAAGCGCATTGGGCTACAACCCATTTCCTACTGCCGTAGATTATTCTGCTGCTGCTAGTGAAAACTTAAATAACGTATTTGCTGGTCGCTTTAGTGCAACTACTAGTATTTTTGCTGGTGGCGCTACCAAGCTATTTAAGTTTGATGGCGGTGATTTGAGTATGGATAACGTATCTAAAACCGGCAACTACTCTAGCGTAATTAAATGGAACTTTACTCAATTTGGTAATACCATTATTGCAGCTAATAATGTCAACAAGTTACAAGGCTACACGCTAGGCTCAAGCACAACATTTGATGACTTGGCTGCAGATGCTCCAGTAGCTAAATTTGTTACTGTCGTACGTGATTTTGTAGTAGCTGCCAACCTAGATTCAGGTACTAACTCAAACAAAGTTCAATGGTCTGATATTAATGACGAGTCTGACTGGACTACTGGCGCTACATCTCAAGCTGATTACCAAATAATTAGCGATGGTGGAAACATAACAGGCATTACAGGTGGCGAGGTTGGGCTAATATTCTTAGAACGTGCCATCGTGCGTATGTCTTACATTGGCTCACCATTATTCTTCCAGTTTGACACGATTAGTCGTGGTGTAGGCTGCGTAGAAGGTAGTTCTGTCGTACAGTACGGCAGCATGAGCTACTTCTTAGGCGCAGATGGCTTCTACTCATGTGATGGTACAACTGTTACCGCTATCGGTACACAGAAGGTAGATTCATGGTTCTATGCCAATGCCAACCCATCAAAACTAGCTCAAATGTCATCAACTATTGACCCGATTCGTAAGATTGTTGTATGGGGCTTTATAGACAACTTTGCACAAAATACTTTGCTAATCTATAACTGGCAAGTACAAAAATGGTCATATTGCACAACAGACGTTGATTATGTAGCAAGCTCTGCCTCTGCTGGTATGACTTTAGAAGGCTTAGACTTGTACGGCAACATGGACACATTGACTACATCACTAGATGACCAACTATGGGCTGGTGGTAAATTCTTATTTGCTGGTGCTAGAGATACTAAGATAGTAACCTTTACAGGTGCAAACTCTACAGCAGAACTTACTACAGGTGACATAGGAAGCGAAGTAACATCAGTTGTTACACTAGCTAGACCAATTGTAGATAATGGCTCTGGGAGCATAGCAATAGCGTCTAGGATGCTACTTAATGCTGTACCGCAATTAGGTTCTTATATAGCAGCAGATAGCGAAAATAGGGTATCATTACGTAGTAGTGGAAAATACCATCGTTTATCTTTAATTCCTACTGGAACAAGGTGGTCTAATGCCATTGGAATTGATATTGATATTACTGCACAAGGTACTAGATAATGTATCGTAAACTCAACCCAGCAGGTTCTACTCCTCGTGAAATATCCGAGGTAGTGAACAACCTTGTTGAAGGTAAGAGTAACAATACTGGTACAATAACGCTAAATACTGGCTGGGCTACAACTACTACGATATATGATGAGCGTATTGGTTACGATTCTATTATATTGTTATCACCAAGCTCAGATAACGCAGAATCAGACGCAGCACCTTATGGGTCATTCAGCAACAATACAGACCAAACAGCACCAAGCGTAGGCTCTACTGCTGTGGTTGTATACGATACTACAGAAACAAGTAGCGGTGTATACCTTGCAAGTAGCTCTAGGTTATATGTAAGGAATAAAGGTACATACAATGTGCAATTTTCTTTACAACTAGTCAATAAAGACAACGTAGCGCAGTATGCTGATATATGGTTTAGACTAAACGGTACAGATATTGTTAGAAGTGCAAGCAGATTTGACATCCCAGCACGTAAAAGTGCGTCAGATTGGGGTCATATTGTAGGTACGGTAAATATCTTTACTCCAATGGAAGCTGGGGACTACGTTGAGATTGCAGGTACAACATCTAGCACATTAATAGGACTAGAAACCTACGCTGCCGATACTGGCATACCTAGACCAGCCATTCCTGCAGCCATTGTTACCGTAAACTATATTGCACCATTAAGCTCAGATAACATTTACATTAGCTCAACAGGAAGTGGTCAAGCGACTATTTCACACTTTGCTAATAATACGGCAGACAAGACATACAAATACTTGGTGGTAGGCTAATGGACTTTTCATACGTACAACCTAACGAACTGCGCCATTGCTGGTGGTGGGTTCGTATTGGTCTTGAGAAGGTTCGTGCTAAAGGTCATTCAGAGTGGCTTGCAGAAGACATATATTGCGACTGCTACGAGCAACGCTCTATGTTATGGATATTGCCAGAAAAGAAAGGTTTTATTGTATTACAGCCTAACGGTGTAGAGATGCACATTTGGGCAGCATGGTTAGATTCAAGCAACCCTGATGATTTATCCTTTGGACTTGAGTTTGCCAAGAGCATTGCTAAACAAGGCAACTGCAAAAAAGTGACGTTTTCTTCTATGCGTAGCGGATGGGAAACGAGAGCAAAACAACTAGGATTCAGACCAAGAAATTGGGAATTAAGCATTTAGGAGCATTACATGAAATACAATCACTTAGATATGTTGCCAGAGTTAGCATTCAAACCAGTCGGCAAACGCATGACGTTAGAAGGCGGTGGCGGTGGCGGTCAATCAACATCACAAACTGGCATTGACCCAATACTTAAACCTTATGTTAGCTATGGATTGGAAGAAGCGAAAAATCTATACCAAGGTTCTAGCCCACAATATTATGCTGGTCAAACTTATGTAAGTCCATCTGCCAATACATTGTCTGCCTTAACAGCAGCAGGTAACCGTGCAGTAGCAGGGAGTCCTTTACTACCGGCAGCACAAGCTAATGCAATGAACTTGCAGACTGCTACCAACCAAGCTAATCCTTTATACCAAAACTTGTATGGCACATCACAAACTAGCCCACAAGCTGCTCAAGATGTATATTCTAGGTTAGCTGGCGGTCAAATAACCAATGCTGCTAACCCATATAACCAAGCTACTGCTAGTGGTGCTTACTTGGGTGCTAATCCATACTTTACACAAGCATTACAAGGCGCTGGTCAAGCTGCTACATCAACCTACTGGGATGCTGTAAACGCTGCTCAATCAGGCGCATCACAGGCTGGTCGTTACGGTTCTAATGCACAAGCTGGATTATTCAATAAAGCTGGCACAACTCTTGCTAATAGTCTTGCTAATAAAGCCGGTGAACTTGGCTACAACCAATACGCTAATGAACGTGCATTACAAGAAGCTGCAATGGGTCGTATGGGTACATTGTCACAATCTGACATTGCTAATCAACTTGCTGGCGCTACTGCTCTTACAGGTGCTGGTCAACAAAACTTTGCTAACCAATTGGCTGCTGCTGGTGGTCTTGCTACTACCGGTGCTGCTGACTTAAATCGTCAAATGGCTGCTGCTCAATTAGCTCCAGAGTTAGCTAACGCTGATTACACAGACATCAACCAATTGCTTAAAACTGGTCAAGCTCAAGAAGACTATGCTAATACAGCATTACAAGCAGACATCAATCGCTTTAACTACGAGCAAAATCTACCGACTGCTAAACTTAACCAATACGCTCAATATTTATCTGGTACACCTCAAGGTTCTACTACTACAAGCACACAAAGTAGTAGTAAAATAGTATGTACCGCAATGAATGAGGCTTATGGCTTTGGTTCATTCCGTCAAGCTGTATGGTTACAACATTCTGCTTCTATGCCAAATGCTAAGACAATTGAGAAGGGCTATCACACATTATTCTTACCTGTCGTAGCCTATGCCTTCAACGGCACACCAAATGCGCTTAGAAACGCTGTAAGACGTGTTGCAGAGCATATTGCACGTCATCGTACTGCTGACTTGTGGAAAGAGATGCGTGGTAAGAAACGTGACCCACTAGGTCGTATGTATCGTGCAATCATAGAACCTATCTGCTACTTAGTTGGCAAAGTAAAAGGAGCATAGTATGAGTGACCCAATTACAATGGCAATGGTAGGAGCTGCCGTAGGTGGTGGTGGCTCTTTACTTAGCGGTAAAAGTCTAGGTAAATCATTAAAAAATGCAGCAATTGGTGGCACTTTAGGTTACGGTGGTGGTCTTGCTGGACAAGGTTTATTAGGTGCTGGTGCAGCAGAAGGCGCAACAACATTAGCTCCAGAAGCACTTGCTGGTACAATAGAAAGCTCTGGCATGATATTTAATCCTGCTACCGGTTCTTATTTAGCACCAGAAGCATACTTTGGTGCAAGTTCTGCTACTCCATTATTTACAGGGACTGGCTCTATGCTAGACAAGTTTACAATGGGCGCACAATCTTTAGGTTCTGATTTATCTGCTAGATTGCCAAATGCAATGTCTATTGATAATCTTAAAGGTGCAGCAATGGTAGCTAATCAATTCCAACCAACACAAGCAACTCCAGCACCAGCAGGTCGTATTGAAGTAGGTCAAGCACCAAGTCCAGAAGGATTTGCTAAGTTTATTCAACAATACTACCCACAATATCAACAACCAAAAAGACCAAACCTTGGTTTGACAGGATAAATTATGGCAAACGGATTATTAGATTATTTAAGTGGCTTTGGCGCTACACCACCAGAGTATTTGGGCGGTCTGCTCGGTCAAGATGCTGTAGACAAGTTAAAAGGTCGTGCAGCTACCACAGGTATTGCTAACGCTGTATTAGGTTACCTAGCAGCGCCTAAGAATCAAAACTTAGGTCTTGGTCGTATCATTGGTCAATCACTACAGGCTGGTATGACAGGCGCACAAGGTGTCTACGATAACGCTACACAAGACTACATGACACAACAAAAGATTGCTGAGATGCAACGTCAACAAAAACAACGTGATGCATTTGATGTAGCTGCTAAAGGACTATACAAAACTACTCCAGCACAATATGCAACTGAGCAAGTATCTGGTGGCGGTTATTTACCACAAGCTCCAGATGCAAATGCAGTAGTGCCAAACTTTGGTCTAAGCAAAACTTATGCACCTGCTACTACTCAACAAGTAATGACTGCTCCAGCAACACAAGAAATGAGTCAAGAAGCATTAAATGCCATGATATTAAGTGGTGACCCAAGAGCAACTGCTTATTTGACAGGTCTTAAAACATTAAAAGACATTACCACACCAGCAAAAGTAGATTTAGTAAATGTAGCTGAAGGTGGTTCTGTTTATGACCCAAATCAAGGGAAAATTGTAGCAGTTGGAAATCCTAAACAAGTAAATCCAAGTAGTTTTATTCAAAACTATGAATATGCAGTAAGTAAAGGATATACAGGAAAACCAGAGGATTGGCAAAAACTTTCAATTGAAGCTGCTCAACAATTCCAAGCTCCTTACAAACAAACAGAGCAAGAAGCAACTCAAGCTGCAACAGATTACAGATACAGACGACCACAAAACATCTCTGTTACTGCTGGTGGAAAAGTATATTACTTCCCAGACCAAAAATCCGCAGATGCATTTAGAGCGCAAACTAAACCAAAAGCAAGGAATTAATTATGGCTACATTAGATGAAATAGCAGCACAATTTGGTGGAACGACAGCACCAATGTCAGATGGCTTTCAAGAAGCTCCATCAGGGATTCGTGTACCTTGGTCTAACTTGCCTCCAGCAAAAGCAGATGAAGCTAGGTTAAGAGCTTCTGACTATGCTCGCAAAAAAATTGATGCAAACGCAGCAGTAGTAGCTCAAGGTGAAGCAATGCAAAGAAAGTTTGATGAATTTAGTGCTTTAAATAAGGCAAATAGAACTGGTGAGATTTACTCTGGAATGTTGCCTCAATTTTTACAAGGTGCGCCAGAACAAAGAATGACACAAATTCTTAGTAAACTTGCACCAAGTATGAGAATTGAAGGTTCTGGTACAACATCTGACCGTGATATTGCTATGTATATTAGGTCATTGCCAAATATTGAAACAAAAGGAAGTGTTAATCAAGCTGAAATAGATTCTTTTAACAAAGATTTAGCTAGGTCTAAAGCAAAACTACAATTTTTAAATGAGTATTACAATACTTATGGTCATCTTGATGGCGCTGATACTGTTTGGGCTAAAGATTATTCAAAACAATTTGAAGCTCCTCCAGCAGTAAGAAGTGCCGGTGCAAAATCAAAAAATAAAACAAATGCTATATTTGATGAAGCAGATAGAATTATTAAAGGTGGGAAATAATTATGGCTGCCGCAGAGCAATATGCACAATGGATTTTTGATAACAAAGATAAAAAAGGTACTGCTGAATTTAAAAAGGTTGCAAATGCTTACCAAGCAGCAAAATACAATGAATCTAAATTAGACTACTCACATTTAGAAAGTCAAAAAGAAGCTAATGATGCTACACGTGCTGCATTGCAAGAAGAATCATGGTTATCTCGTAACTTAAAAGGTGCTGCTACTGCGCCATCTAATTTATATGAAGGTGCTAAACAATTATTTAGTGACTTGCAAAACCCACAAGAATACATTAATCCTAGAACAGGTGAAACATCATCTAGTCCAATTCAAGGTTATCAAGCATTACCTAGAAAACAATATGATACATCGCAAATTAAGCAAAATAGGATTATTGCTGAAGAAGCTCCTGTAGGCGCAATTGCAGGAAATATAGCTACTGCAGCTCCATTGGCATTTATTCCTGCTGCTAATCGTACTGTTGGAAGTAGTGTTTTAGGTGGCATTTATAGCGCATTACAACCAACATTAGGTCAAGAAAGTAGATTAGAAAATCTTGGTACTGGTGCTTTTACTAGTGCATTAGTGCCAAATGCTCCAAGATTATTACAAGCTCCATTAAGTTCTGGAGCAAATAAATTAATGATGTCAGCTATTAAACCAGCTAAAGCAGAGTTAGCGTCTGGAGCAGGTCAACAAGCAGTACAAACTTTACTTGAAGAAGGTGTAAATCCTACTATTGGAAGAACAATATTTGGTCGTGGGTTAAACACATTAGAATTAAAAATTGGTGCTTTAAATGATGATATATCAAATATTATTAAAAATTCAAATAAAAGCATTAGCAAAGCATCTGTTATTAATTATTTAGATGATTTACTTGAAAAAGCAAAATATTCACTTGCACCAGAATCAGATATGGCTGCTGTACAAGCTGTAAAAGACCAATTTATTGCACACCCTCTTGCTACTGGTACACAAATACCTGTTCAATTGGCGCAAAAATTAAAACAAGGTACATATAAATCAATAGGTACTAAAAACTTTAATGAACTTGGTGGATTTACTAAAGAAGCATTAAGGGCTGGAGCAAAAGGTCTTAAAGAAGGGATTGCTCAAGTTGAGCCAGTAAATTTATTAAATGCAAAAGAATCACAATTAATTAATGCATTAGATGTTGCTGAATCTAGAGCTTATACTGCATTAAAAAATAATCCTGTAGGAATTGCTGGATTGTCTACTGACCCAGTTCAATTTGCTGGAATGATGGCAGATAGAAGTGATGCATTTAAAGCATTAGTTGCACGAATGATGTATCAAACAGGAAAAGCATTAAAAAGTGTTCCAACGCCAGCTAACAAAGGTTTAATAGGAATACCTGCTGCATCTGCAGTAACTTCATACAATCAATTAAATACTACACCAAGTTTACTAGACTAATAAGGAAATAGCATGACTCCAGAAGAACAAAAAGAACTACACAAGGCAGCATTCAAAGAGGCTATTTCCGAGTGGCTAGACAAGCAATTTGCTACAGTTGGTAAGTGGACATTACGTGGTATCACATCGGTGGCTCTAGGTATGTTTCTGTATGCCTACGCTGCTGCTCACGGCTGGGTAATAAAGTGAAACAAGTCATGATTAATCGCATTGCATTATGCGAGAAGTGTCGGCAAGCATTTATTATCAACGAGCAGGGTGACGAAACTACCTGTGACAATTGTTTAGCAGAAGACGAGCTAACACATGAATTGATAGACTCCGGTGACTTGATTGGGATTAATTATGACCGTGCATAAACTATTTGGTATGCAAGACTACTTTCAACATATGGTCGGCAAGACAATAGAAGAAGTGGCTATCTTTGATGGTGAGCTAGTAATATTCTTAGATGACTTGTCCGAGGTATGCATATTTGAAGACGAAGCAGGTTTGGCAATGCAGATAAACGAACGACCAGAATTGGATGGATAATGAAACATATATTACTTTTTATTACTTTATTCTTTGTAACTATAGTTTATGCCGATGAAACGACAATTAATTATAAGGGTCAACCTGTGTCCTCTGCTGTCGCTCCTTCAATGTCAGCTTTCAGTCAAGATGTTTGCAGTATTGGTATTAGCGGTGCTGTCAACGGTGGGATATTTTCTGTAGCTGGTGGCACGATGGTAACAGACAGTAACTGCGTTAAGTTACGATGGGCTAAGTTCCTAAGTGATAGTGGGTTAAAGGTAGCAGCAGTATCGTTAGCCTGTGCAGCTAACCATGAAAACTGGATAGCTATGGAGATGTCTGGTTCACCTTGTCCTATAGGTGGTGCTATTGGTGATGCAGCAAGAAAGGCTTGGTATGACTTACACCCAGAATGGTTTGCAGAGATTTATGGTAAAGAGTTCGTTCTTATTACTCCTATTCCTAATTCTAAGGAGTAATGATGTATATGCTTGGAGCTGTTCTTACAAACCTTCTCCAGAAGGCTACGTCACTAATTTGCAATGCAATGGCATTGATAACCAAGAAGCTCTCAGAATTGCTTGGTGTCCTTACAGACCGAATGACCCAGCTTGCGACTTTATGTCACAGCCTGTTGTCCCAGCTTGTCAAGACCGTGTTGAAAATCAAACTCTTTCTTGTCAGCCTAATTATTCTGGTGCAGTCAACCAAACTAGAACTTATCAATGTCAAAGCCAAAGTTTTACAGATTGGATTACTACTTCAAACAACTGTAGCCCAAATCCTCCAACTTGTACCTATAGCGCACAAACAGAAGAGCGACAAACCTGTGGAGAAAACCAAATCGGTGCAGTCACATACAAAAGAGAACAAAACTGCCCAGACCCATACGGCAGCCCTGTTGACTCCGGATGGTTTGAAATCTCAAGGTCGTGCCAAGCAGCACCGCCAACGTGCCAAGCAAGAGTTGAAGAAAGGCAAATAGCGTGCCAACAAGGGTTTGTAGGAACAATAACCGAGCAACAAATAACAACCTGTGCGACACCATACAGTCAGCCTACCGTTTCACCGTGGACAGAATCAGCAAATTTATGTACAAAGAGCGCAACCAATCCAACCAACATGAGCAGTCCGGTCAATCCTGCCAGCCCTTTAAGTGCGACTGCGATGCCGGAAGCAATGCCTATTGCACCTGCACCAGAACCACCACCAGAGCCACCACCACCGGAAGCTCCTGCGGAAGCTGCACCACCACCGGCAGAAGCTCCTCCTCCAGAAGCGCCTCCTCCACCAGCAGCAGCACCACCGCCAACAGCCTCGTCAGGAAGCACAAATACACAACCATCGCAACCAGCCGTGAGTGCGCCAACGACATCCTCAACAGGGAATACGCAGAATACCTCGCCAGTACAAGTGCCGGCAGGGAAGACGTTAGTACAAGGGTTTGGGCTAGTAATGAGCCTAGAGATTTTAAACAAGCCGATGCAGATTCAGGAGATTCAATTGAACGACGCATTGGCATACCAGCAGGAGTTACCGTATGAGCTTAGAGGAAATCAAGGAGTCTTACTCCAACTTATCACCGAA